TGAGCAGATGCACCCATTGTATCTTCTGACCATTGCGCTCTAAATGTTTCTTTACAAACGCTAAAATCATCTTTGAATTTTTTAGGAGCAAGGATTTTCTCACTTAAAGTAATTGCACCTGCTGGTAAAAATCCACAAGTGTATTCTCTTTTACCTCCTGTTAATTGTATTTTTCTTAAATTCAGATTATAGTTTACGTTTGGGTAAACTGTAACAAATCCTTTTGCAATAGTGTCTGCTTCTTTAAAAGCTTGTCCTATGATAGTTCCCGCTTCTTTACCAGCGTAGTTAGATGTAACCGTTGTTGTTGTTGCCATTGTTATTTATTTTTTTTATTTATTATTTAATTATGAAAATGTACATGCTGCTGCTGTAGCAAAATTACCGCTAATAAAGTAAGATGTTCCATCAGATGTGATTTGGAAATAATCTCCTAAAGTTTCAGCAGTTGCAGAAAGTGTAACTGTTGTTGTTCCTGCACTTGGTACAAAAACGCTGTTTACAATTGCGCCACCTCTTACATTTGCTCCTGTTGATACAAACGTCCAAGCTGTTGTTGCGAAAACTTGCGCTGTTATTACTGTTAATTTAAAACCTGCTAATGGTGCTGGTAAATTAATTGCTCTACCTGTTGCTGATTTCAAATAACAAACAAAACCGCTATCATCTTTTGTTAAAGTATGAGCTACTGTTAATGTTTGTGTTAAATCTAAAAGGGGTTGATTACCCGATACTGTTGTTGTTGTTGTTGCCATTTTTTATTTTTTTGTTTGATTAATTGTGTATTGTAATCTTTGTGCTTTACTCATTGCTGAAAGTTCTACTTTTGAACTTTTCTCAAAAGGTGCTGTAACAGTTGCAGTAACTGCTGGAGTTTTTGAAAGTTCAACTTTCAATTCTTCTGTTTCTTGTTTTTGTGCATTAAAATTAGTTTCCATAGAAGATAATCTAACTTCGATATCTTCGCTAAATTTAATTAACATTGAACTGATAGCATTTTTTAAATCTGCTACATCATTTACAGTTGGTTGTTGCATTTCTTCTTCAACTACTTCTTCTTCCATTGGTACTACTTCGCCAATTACGCCTACTTCGGTAACTCTTACAGTTGCTCCGTTTTCCATAACATATTCTCCAATAGGTAAAGCAACGTTCCCTTCTGGTGTTACTAATGCGATTGCCATTCCTACTGTTGGAGCATCGCCTTCAAATTCAAAAGTCATACTTCCATCTTCTGATTTCAGCTGTCCTAATTTAACTTGCTTTGTGAACATTTGTTTTAGTTCGCTAACAAGTTCTTCTTTTAATTGTTTAAAATCCATATCCTCTTTTTTTAAAGTTATTTTTTCTTCAAATATGCCCTCGATTGAAAATCCTGTCCCTGATTCAAGTGCTTTATTATATTCTTCTTCGCTATCAAATTTTAGTGTTCCAACCCAATCGCCTACATCTGCACCTAAATTATAAAGAGCCGATTTATCTTTTTTAGTATCTTCTACAATCCAACTTTCTGTTAAATATCCGTTTAAAATATCTGTTGAATTATGTTCTAAATTGAATTTACGTTGGTTGCCTTTTTTAAGATATAACTGTGATATTCTTTTTATTGTTTCTTCTGAAAAAAATACTTTGTATTCTTCGTTTGTTTCTTGGTCAATTCTTAAAATTTCTTTATTGGGTTTCATTATAACACCCATTAAAATCAATTTCTTTTTATCTACTTCTTTAAACTGAAACTTTTTTTCAGCAGAAAGGGCTATAAATTTAGCCTCCATAGCTGCTTCTTCCACAACAGAAATGCAGTCCACACCTTGTAAATCTTCATTTGATAGTACTAATTCAAATAATTTCATATTATAATAACGTATTAGTTTTTTATTGACGTATTTTTTTATCCAAATGTTGATGTTTGAACAGCGTTTCTGTCTAAAGATTGCTGTGTAGTTATTTGATTTCCTACAACATACGTTTGCAAAGGTTTGTTTTGTTGGTTTGCTATTGTAGATGCTAATTGATTTGTAGAAGATTGACCTACTAAATTAAATTGCGGAGAACCACCACCTGAACCGCCACTTGAAGCACTTGATGAAGCACTTGGAGAACTTCCAACATTTGTAGATAATATTTTTTTAATTTGCAAAGCACTAAATACACCTGCTAAAGATGCTTGAACAATTGGATATGCTGGAAAACCAGCAGTTATAGGAGATTTTTGTGCTGTTGTATATGCGTTTTGAACGCCCTCAATACCACTCATTGTTGCTTGTGCAACAGCTATTGCTTTACCGATTTTGCTTCCTTTTCCTGCTATCTCTGCCACTAATGACAAACCTTGTTGTGCAAAGGCAAGTTTAGCGTTTAATAATGCTTGTTCTGTTACTTTTTTATCTTCAGCAGATTTATCATCTATTACTTTTATATCTTTTTCTAACTTCTCTTTTAATTCTTTTTGCAATGCAGCGTTGCCTTCAGCAGCAATAAATTCTTTTTCATATTTTTGTGTTAATACAAGCTTATCGTATTCAGATTTACTCATAGTTAATTCTTGCAGTTTTAACCATTGTGCATCTTCTTTGTCTATTTTTTCTTTTTCTAATTTAGCTGTTAATTCTGCTTGTAAAATATCATACTTACTTTTTAAAGCTAATTTTAATTTAGCTTTTTCTTCTTCTGTTTTAGCAACTTGTTCTATCTCTAATAAATCTCTACTCTTTTGTAAATCCAATTTTTGCTGTTCAGTTTTAGCCAATAAATTTTCTAAATCTGTAGCGTATTTTTTATTTAAAGCTTCAATTTCTTTTTTGTGGTTTTCTATTGACTTTTTTTCTTCATCATTGATTTTTTTTATAAAATCTGTTTTATCTTTTAAAGAAAGTGCATTATCATTATTTACTAAATCCCTTTGCTGTTGGAAAGACAATTTTGTGTCTTTTAATTTTTCATCTATTAATAATTTTTCAGCATCTTGTTTTTCTTTTAAAGCTGTTTTTCTTGCATCATCAGCTTCTTTTTGGTCTGCAGTTTCTTGTCTTAAAAGCATTTTTCTTTGCTTGTTAAGTTTTATACCTGTCATTGCATTTTCTGTTTCTGCTTCATTTAACGATATAGTTAATTCTCTTAATTCTTTTTTAGCTTTCTTCTCCGCTTCGCCTCCAATTGCTTTAGCTTTTTCTGTAGCTATTCTTAAATCTTCAGCTGCTATTCTTACTTTTTCTGCAGATGATAATTTTTCAGCTTTAGTAACTTCTTCTAATGCTTTCTTTTTTTCTTTAATAGAAGCTGTTTCATCTGTAAGTATTTCTCTTGACTGTACTAATAATTTATTTGTTTCAGATTGAACTACAGCTTGTATTTTTTTAGCTTTATCATTTGCTTGTTGTTGTTTTTCTAAATTTTTAATTATTTTAAATGTTGTACCATCTACAGCATCTCCTAATTGTTTATATGATTCAGTTGCTTCTTGGTTAGCTTTTTTCATATCTTCAGCAGCACCTTTAAAATCTAAAGTTATAAACTTGTAAGCAGCTGATGCTACATTAATTAATGCTCTACCTAAACCAAACATTGCATCTTTTACTTGTTCTCCTACTGCTGATATTCCTGCAAAAATTGCTTTTAATTCTTTACCTCCAGCTACTGAACTTTGGAATGCTTCATATAAAAACTTCATAGTTATTACAATTCCAGCAAGGATAGCACCTATTGGATTTGCAGCCATTTCCCACATTTTTAAAATAAGTCCGTTAGCTCCTTTTATAGCTCCTCCAAAGGCTGGATTTAATCCTGAAACTGCATTGCCTATTCCATCAATGGTAGACTTTGCTTTGTCAAGTCCCGACATTTTAGAACCCATTTCCATTGTTTGAGTTCCAACATTTTTTAAACCAACTTCAACACCTTTTAAACTTTGTTGCGTTTTGTTTAAATTGTCATGAACTTCTATTTCAATTATTTTCTTAATAGCCATCTGTAATTTTGTTTAATTATTTCTTTAAATGTTCTTGGACAACGGTAAGCTCCTTTAGCAAATTCAATAGTATCACTTGCTCCGTAAAAATCTAAACTGTTTAATAATTTTACTATATCTGATATCATGTAGTTTGTTGTTGTGTTATTACTAAAGTAAAATTATCTGCTCCTATTTCAATATCTAATTCCATACTTCTAACAAGTTCTAAATCTGCTAATGCAGCTGTATATTTTTCTACATCTATTACTAATATTCCTGTCTTTAATCCTGTTTCATTCTCTAATGAAACCCAACCTGTGCCATCGCCTGTATCTACTTTTGTAACTGTATATTCCACATTTGCAGTAATCTTTAAATCAAACTTTTGTTGTGATATTGTCGCTAATAGTTCTGTGTATTCTATACCGTTTGGCTCTGATGATAATATACCTGTTACAATATATTCCATATCAGCACTTAATATATCATTGTCAGCAGAATATTCTATTGTATCAGCAGTAAAAGCAAGTGAATTTACATCAGACGATAACGGATTACCGATGTAGTTTAACAGTTCAAAATTAACCTCGCCTGTTGTTAAATTAGAACGCATATTATTTATTACATACGCCTTATCGGAAATAACTATCCTATCATTTAAGTTGATGTTTATAAGCGTTGCAATTGGTAGTTTACATTTATAAGTGTATAATCTTCTTTTTGTAGAATACAAATCTGAAATATAATCTTGCCAATAATTACTAAATAGATTGTTGTATATTTCTGTTAAAAAAAATGTTGACGGGTCAGTTGAAAAATTAACCGATTGCCTTACTTGGTCAAGTATAACATCATTTTCGGTTGCTGTTTGCCAAGTGTAGGTTAAATCAAATCCAGCATCTGTTTTAATCGGTGTATCGTAAAACTGATAACCGTTTCTGTAAAATATAAAAGGCTTTCCTAAATACGGTTGTAAAGTTGTGTTTATAGATTTACCTACTTGAATATTTGTAGTATCAAAAGTTGTCCGGTCCGTTAATCTTTCAAACATAAGATTTTCAAAACCTGTTTCTATTTTTAAATCAGTTCCATCAATATCGTATGTTGTACCTAAATCGCCATAACCTAACAACCCTCCGTTGTTTTCTCGAAACGCTTTGTTTAGTATTTGTTCTGATTTCTGATGTAAGAAGTCTAACTTCTTAAACAGCTTTGGACGTTTAACAGTTACATCTTTACTATCTACATACTTTGTTATATTAACGCCTTTACCGTTTGCATACCAATCATCTAAAGGTATCAAAGTAAAATTGCCAAATCCATTAGGAATTAATACCAAATTAAACATCTTAATAATAGAGCTGATGAAATCTTTTACTTTCATCTTTGGCATATTAGCCGCAATTGAAACGCTACCTATTATAAGAGTATCAGTTTGAATTGCAGATTTACTTCCTGTTGGATATAATGTTTTTGAAGCAATTAATTTTATTGAACAACCAAAAGGATAAATAGCAGATATTTTAAATTTAAACTTGCCATTATTTGAACTAATAGACGGCGATTTTACACCTGTTAAATTTAAGAAACTATGTAAAATAACACCTGATTCATTTGTAATATAAAAATTATAAGGCACAAGTTCATTACCTGCTAATGGCGTTATTTTTACTGTTAAATTTAAAGGTTGTGATGTATTCTGTGCTGAAAAATCTATAACATTTGTTGAAGTATTAACGTCTATATTCCAATCGCCTAAATTACCTTGATTTGTTAAATCTACAAAAACAGAAGTATTAGCTGTAAAATCTGTTGTTAGTTTTGTTTCATTATTATGACACCACATAAACAAATTACCAAACGCTGCACGTCCTAAAAAATCACGTGAAAAAGTAAAGTTATACTTTGTTTCAATAGCTTCTATTAATCGTATTAATCTAATTGCTGGTTTTAAATCTACATATCTAATCTTACCTGTTGTTGTAGTAATATCATTTGTATCAGCAGTTCCTACTTCAAAATTTCTAATTGATGAAATTAAAGGATAATAAATATCGCCATTGCTTAATGTTGTATCGTAAGTAGCTTCTAAAATATCTGAACTTGTTTCATGGTCGTAATCTGTTAAGTCTAAAGCAGTCAATTCTTCATCTCCAAACCTATCAGATAAGTTAACAACCTTTGAAAAGAAACGCAAACTGTAACTCGACGGCTGCATATTCTTCATTTTAACGTCCTCAAGTTGTATAACGCCAAATCTAAAAGGCAAATTACCAATTTCAATTGACGATTCTACACGAATATTAGCGTTAAAAGTGCCATCTACATCTGAATTATAGTAGTGTTGGAAGATATTATTGTTGTTTCTACTTGCAGGAACAGTAAAATTTTGGCTAAAATCGCTGAATGTTTTAGAAATATCAGCAATATTTTGTACGGTTGAGTTCAATTCTATGTTCTCATCTTTAAAAAAATCTACTTCCTGACCTGATATGTATAGCTTTGTGCTTATCATTGAACGTTGTTTATATCATCAAATGAATATTTAAAACTCATTGCATATTGTATTAGCTTTTCGTTTAATGAAGTTTTATAATTTACAGATTTAGTTTCTAAATTAACAGGATAAACAACATCATCTTGAATAAACCATTTACGCTCCGAGTATAAAAGCTGTTTTATATTTTCATTATCAATGTCTGTTAAATAATCGGTATTAACATCTATTTTAGTTCTGCCATTTAAGTTGTAATTAACGTATTGATGTTGCGTTGTATCGTAAACTCCAAACTGTGCTGTTAATCCTCTGTAATCTTCATCTGTAATATCATCTGAATATTTAGATACCTTGTTAAAGAAAAACGATTGTGGAAAGCCATAACGATTTATAAATACGCAATTGATAACATCATACTTACACTCGTTTAATACTTCAAATAGTAATGTATAAGTTACGCTATCTTCGTAATTAAAAACAACAGTTACATTTCCAAATGTATCGTAGTCTTTTATGTTTATAGATTGTACATACTCATCGTTATAATCTAAATCAGCAGTTATAGGTATATTAGTAGTTCCATCGGTATTAGTTACATCAATCGATGTTAATTTATCTGTAATAAAATAAATGCGATTATCGTAACCTTGAAAGTGTCTTTGGTTTAAATTAGTAATCAATACAGGTTTGTCAATCGTTGGATTATATCCTTGCGTAAATCTACCATAACCATACATACAAAGAATTATACTCGATATACTATAAACTTCTTCATCGCCATCAAAACAAGTTCCCGCTGTTTTTATCCAGCAAGTGTCTGTTGTGTTTGTATTTTGTAAACCACTTAAAGTATAACCTGCAATATCTGGCTGTGTTTTTTCAGATGCTAAATAATTAATATCAAATGAAATAGAAGTTTGCCCTAATTGAACAACAGGTTTAGTAAGTGTATAATTAGGCGTAGCAGGTTCGTTGTTTACATCGCCTGTATAAGTATAGATATCTAAACTACCACTATCAAAAGTAACCGCTGGAGTCATTCTTAATGAATATGTTGAACGAACGTAAATTGGAAGTATAATTCTATCAACTTCAAAATCTAATGATATATAACAACCGTAGTTATCTCTAACAAGTATGTTGTTTAATCCTAAAGGTACATCGTAAAAAATATTTGTACCTTGCCAATCAACACCGTTGATAGTATATTCTAAATTTAATCCTATCGGCAAAGTATTAGTAACTGTTGTAACGTAACCATCGATTGTATTAACTGTTGTTACTGTAAATAAATTAGCATCTAAAAAAGGAGGTGTATTTACATCGCTACTATAATCGTTATCTTCTGCATCGATAACATAAATGTTTATATCTTCGCCTCTTGCAAAATCAAATGTAAAAGGATTGTCAGCATTTGGATTTATAACTACAGGAGATGTTACATTGACCGCTAATACATTTGTAGTTACAGTAACTGTAACTGTATCACATGGCGTTTCACTTGTTGTAAAAGCAACGTCTGTTATTTCAATCGGAATAGGTACAGGTTCAACATTATTAATTGTAACAGTACAACCGTCAGGTACTGCTATATCTGTAAACTCTGCATTTAAAAAATTAGCTGTTACCGTTACCGTTCCTAATCCTGTTCCACTTGCTCCTGTTGTATAAGTAACTGTATAACCGCTGTAATCAATATCAAATGCAGTCTTATAATTTAAAGATACATAACCTGAATAAATGTAAAAAGGAGGATCGCCATCTGGAGCAACATTAACAGCGTTTGGAATTTTAACCTGAAATGGACTGACTCTATTGGCTTTAAAAATAAATGATAAATCAGTTGATGTTAACGATTCATTAATATTGATAACGTCATCCACTAAAGGCATTTCGTCAAATGTAATTATAAAATTAGAGTATGCCATTATTTAGCGTTTAAAGTGTATTTTAAAAATGTTTCTACGTCCAATCCGTATGCTTCTGTTATCTCTGAATCTAATCCTTTAAAACCTACATTAAAAGCATCTGTTAAAAACATACTTGGTCTGATACCTGTATTATAAATAGAACGTCTTATGTTAAAAAGCATTTCAGAACGACTTGTGAATTTACCGCCCTCGCCTCTTGGTGCTATTCCTTTACGAACTACCCAAGCGTTTATAGCTGTTTTAAACATTCCTTTCGGTGCTGTTCCTGTTCCGTATCTGTACGGACTGTTTGGTGCTTTAGTGCTTGACTTTGCACCTTTTACTCCCAAGTCTTGAAATGTACCGTAATCTTCCATCGATATAGAAAGTTCAAAACTATTCTCGCTTACTTTATAATCGCCACTAATAGACTTGGATAAGTTACCTGTTGCGTTTTTACCACGCTTTGCTAAATTAGTTCGTGCCTTTGAAACAACTTCATTTATAAATTGCTTTAACGCCTGTTCTGTTCTCTTTTTACTAACAGACATTGATTTCAGTATTAGGAATGATTAATTCTATTTCTGTTCTCCATCCATCCAACAAATTCATTTCCTCAAAAATAATAGGTGTTATAGTTGGCGTGTTGTTTAGTTCAATCTTATCATCGTTGTTTCTTAATCGTAGCTTTGTAATAAGTCTATTTAAAACAGAATGTGTTGTATTTAGATTGTCAAGTTCATTATCGTTCTGCAGGAATTTATCTGTTACAATCTTTTTAGATATATTTCTAATATCCAATACAGCAACCTCAAACGTAAAAGATATAAATTGATTGTCAGCAGTTGATGATGTAACTTGTAAGTGCGCTAATGGAAATATATTTTTTTTGTTTATATCCATTGTAGATTTTAAACCATGTACAATAGTATGTACATTTATATCTTCCTCTAATAAGTCTTTTAATAATTGTATGCTTAAATAAAATCCTCTCATTGTTTTGTTTTTTTCTTAATCATTTCCATTGCTACTTCAGCTTTATCTTTCTCAAAAGATAGTATTCGCAAAAACTTATGTATATTGTATTCTAATATTTCTTCTTCTTCTTTATGGCTTAATTCACACAATGCTCTTACGCTAACATACCATCCCCACTTTTGATTAAATCGGCTTTCATTATTTTGCTCGATTTCAGTATATTCATTGAATAAGTTATCATATAACTTTCTAATTCTTTCATTAAATTGAAAAAAAAAACACAAGCACCTAAATAGTAAACGCTTGGAGCATCTATAAAAGCATTGTTAGGTTCTTTAAATTTTTGTATATCGTAGAAAGGTTCAGATTTATTAAACCAATTGCGTTTAATCTTTGTAATCGGTCGATATAAAACAGACATAGCTAAATGCCAAGTATCAGGAGATGCCATTGTTTGCTCTAAAATAATATGCTCCGCTGCTGATAGGTTTTCAAGGTTTGGAATAAATCCATAATCAACACCTTTATAAGTAAATCTTCTTACAAACTCGCAGTCTGAATTTAGTACATCGTTTAAAATTGCAGATATATCTTGTATATCTTTTAACTTTAAAAGTGTTATGTTTTCTATATCGCAAAGAATAGATACAGCTTCGTTATCTGTCTTTGTAGATTTCTGATACTCTACAAATTTAGATAAAGGTATTTCTTTTAATGAAGTTGGAATAGATATTTTCATACTATAATAACGTAAAAATTCTATTTTGATTTAGCGTATATCAAATTTAGATTTTTTAGTTTTAGATAGCATTTCCCAAACAGCATAACCAAAAGCATCGAGCAAGTGATTGTAGTCATCAATTGGTGTTTCGCTTTTTTTGTCGTGCCAACAGTAGTTGTTTAATTCTTTAATTAAGTTGATGCTTTCACTATCTATAATCAGTTGATAATCTTGCATTATTGCAATCCTGTCTTTTATCTTTGGCTTTTCAACGCCTTTGATATTTAATCCACGCTGCTTTAGTTCAGCAATCAAACGAGGTTCTGCACTATCAGCTACAATCAAACTATTTTTAGCAACGTGCCTGATATTTTCGTTGTATATTTCAGTAGTTGTTAACTGCGATTTATACAAACATTCTTTAGCGTAGATTTTCTTTTTATCTTTATCGATTGATATTTGTATTAATGTTGTTGGATCAATACTAAATCCGAAATCTTGACCAAAGCACCCGAAGTTAGTATCTATAAATTTATCTATTGTCCAGTTAGAATATACAACGCCCTCTGCTTTTGATAACCAACCACCTAAAATCTGATGCTTATATTTATTAGGATTTGATATTTGCAAACGTTCAACTTCATTTACAAAAGAACTATCTAAATTATCTATATTGTCTAAATAGGTTGTGTGAATGTATGTAGTATCATCTTTAATCCCGTTAAATCCATCTGGTACGCCTTTATCTTCAAAGAAACGTTTATAAATCCAATGTTCTTTTGTAGCTGGATTAAGTATAAGTATTACCCTATTCTGTTTACCTTTTTGTCGTATTGACAAATTGATTTTATCGAATGTAGTTTCATCTGTTAACTCTTCTGCTTCATCAAGCACCCACGTTGTTACACCTTGTAATGATTTTAAGTTTGCAGTTTGGTCGCCGCTACTTGTTTTAATTCCTTTAAATATAATCTCACTATTGGATTGTTTGTTTTTAATCTCTGATTTGTTTACCTCAAATACTTGGTTTAGTTGCATTAAATCAATCTTTTCTTGAAACTCTGGAATAATTGACAAGTGAGCAGATGTCATTGTTTGTCGAGTAAAAAGTATTTTATGTCCTGCCTCAAACGATAAAAGGTTGGTAAATGTACCAACCCCGAATGATTTACTTGAACCTCTACCACCCGTTATAATAAAATAACGGGTATCGTTTTCAAATAATGGTTTGTATTTACTGTTAAGAGTTATCACTCTTTAAATTTAATTATATCTTTTAACTCAAAGTTATTAATATTAACGTTATTATCTATGGTTTCTTTTGGTTTACCAAGTAAATGTTCGGCTATAAATATTTTACCTCTGTCAAAAGTAAATAATTCCTTAAT